CCTCGCAACCTTTACACCGACGAGGCGGTTGCGAACCTGCACAGCATCCTCGCAGCCAAGAAGAACCTAATCTGCAAGGCACTGGGGATCAGTGATGTTCCGGTGATCGTGACCGACGAGAAGATTTCCTTCCCTTGGTTCGATGAAGTCCTCACCCCCGAAGAACTGGAAGCCTACGAAATGTTCATTTGCAAACTCTGCGACTTTGCTGGAAATCAGAAGCGGATTAACGCAAAGGAAAAAGAAGTGGACAATGAGAAGTACGCATTCCGCTGCTTCCTCCTCCGCTTGGGTTTCATTGGGGATGTGTACAAGCCTGCACGGAAGATCCTGCTCCAGCACCTTTCCGGCAGCTCCGCCTTCAAGGCTGGATCGACAAAGGGGGTGCAATAATGGCTACTCTCACCAGGGGGAAACTTGATGCCCTCCGTGCCTTGTACCCCAAAGGCACTCGGGTGGAGCTGGTGCATATGCAAGATCCCTACAACAAGGATTTGAAGCCTGGCAGCAAGGGCACCGTGGATCATATCGACGATATCGGCACGATCCATGTGTCCTGGGACTGCGGTTCCGGTTTGGGGGTTGTTTACGGCGAAGATCAATGCCGGAAGATTACTGGAGAAGTTGGTCTTTGCAAGGTCTGCGGACGGGATGTGCATCAAGCCAAAGGCTGCGTTGCCGACTATGTTTTCTGCAACGGGGAAAAGCACCGCCGAGTTCGGTGCGGTGAGGAAGGCTGGGTCGATCCAAGCAACCGATGCACAGACTGCGGTGCCTTGCACGGCCATCTCCACCATTGGGGTTGCGATGTGGAACGATGCCCCTCCTGCGGATTGCAGCTGATTAACTGCGACTGCGAGGAAGTGTACATAGAAGCATAAGGGGGCATTGCGTATGATGAACGATATTCTTGACCGCTTATTCTATGGAGAGGTCAGCCCCTATGATGATTCCGTTGAGGATATGGAGACCTTCCGTGAGCTGAACAGTAAGATGGCCGAGGTTTGGTCGAGGATCGATGCGCTGGCATCACCGGAGCTGAAGGAGCTGCTGGACCTATACAAAGTGCATCGTGCGGATATGGATATGCTGGTACAGCTGGATCGGTTCAAGGTCGGTTTCCGGCTTGCAACCCAGCTTATGGTAGCCTCAATTGGCAAGGATAAAATGCCCGAATAAGTACACAATTTGCCCGGTTTTAGGGGTAAAACATTGTGTACATTATGGTGCAGATATAACTTGCTATTTCCTTCAAGTAGAGCGAATATGTGACACACAAAAGAAAACACACATATTTTTGGAGGAAAAATTATGAATGCCAAGACCGCTAACCAGATCGCAGAAATGAAGAAGCAGACCATCGGCGTCGAGGTCGAGATGAACAGCATCACAAGAGAACGAGCTGCACGGATCGCAGCCACCTTCTTTGAAACAGGGCGTTACGCCTACACCGCTGACAGAAACTCCTACTGCACTTGGAGTGCTTGGGATCGGCAGGGGCGGGAATGGAAATTCCAAAGAGACTCCAGCATCGAAGGTCCTGACGACGAGCGTTGCGAAATGGTTACCCCGATCCTCACCTACGACGATATGGAAACCCTGCAGGAGCTGATCCGCAGACTTCGCAAAGCCGGAGCGAAAAGCGATGCCACACGGTGCTGCGGTGTCCACATCCACATCGGCGCAAAAGGACACACTCCCCAAACCCTCCGCAACCTGGCAAACATTATGGCAAGCCACGAAGACCTCCTTGCTGCCGCCCTCCACCTTGATGCCTACCGGATCGACCACTACTGCCAGACGGTTGAGCCTCGCTTCTTGGAGGCAATCAACAGAACCAAGCCCCACACTATGGCAAGACTGGCAGACATTTGGTACATGAGCCACGATGCCACCCACGGCAGAAGCCATCACTACAACGGCAGCAGATACCATATGCTGAACCTCCACGCCACCTTCACCAAAGGCACGGTCGAGTTCCGGCTTTTCCAATTCGATGCACCTACCGCCGACCGTAAGGGCGGACTCCACGCAGGCCAGCTGAAGAGCTACATCCAGCTTTGCCTTGCACTTAGCCAAATGGCAAAGGAAGTCCGCACCGCCAGCCCCAAGCCCCAGCAGAAGGAAAATCCCAAATACGCAATGCGGACTTGGTTGCTTCGCCTGGGCTTCATCGGCGATGAGTTCAAAACAGCAAGAGATCTTTTCACCAAGCGCCTTGAGGGCGACGCTGCTTTTAGAAGTGGCAGAGCCAACTAAGACACAAGGCCCCCTTGCCCGCCACGGCGGGCTTAAGGTGGTAGAAGCACCTTTGCTTTGAATAATCACTTGGAGGAAGCACAAATGGAAAAACGATACTACCTAGCCTATGGCAGCAACTTGAATGTCCGGCAGATGAAACTGCGATGCCCCACCGCACGGATCGTCGGCACTGCCACCATCGAGAATTACCGCCTTATGTTCAAGGGCAGCAAGACCGGATCTTACCTTACCATCGAGCAGGAAGAAGGGTGCAGCGTCCCCGTTGGCGTTTGGGAGGTCACAGAGCAGGATGAGCTTCGGCTGGATCACTACGAAGGCTATCCCACCTTCTACTACAAGACGGAAATGGAACTGCCGATCACGGGCATTCGCTCCGGAAAGGTACGGCAGAGAAAGGCTTTCGTTTACATTATGCACGAGGAGCGTCCCCTGGGCATTCCCAGCAATATGTATATGCAGACCTGTATGGAAGGGTACTTCAACTTCGGCTTCCAGTACGAGACCCTTTGGGAAGCCTACGACTATAGCAAAAGGAGGTCGCACAATGAAAACTGATGCGAGCTACAGCGCCACCTGCCCCTTTTGCGGGCAGCATTATTCCGGTCGCCCTGCCATTTCACGGACAGACAACAAAACCCCCATTTGCCCCGACTGTGGGACCCGTGAAGCCCTCCAGGGGCTGGGGATCAGCACCGCCGAGCAGGATGAAATCATCGAGGCGATCCACCGCAGTATGAGCCGGGACGAAAGGGGCAACGCATAATGGAGCTGGCAAAAACCATCCTTCTTTCCACTGCCACATTTCTGATCGGCTACTTGCTGGCCATCGTAACCAAGCGCAAATAATGCTGTAAAATACACATTTTGGCTTCCACTTCTTTGTGTACATTATGGCTCAAATATAACTTGCTATTTAGGGCAAGTAGAGCGAATATGTGTACAACAAAAGGAACGGAGGACACCCAAATGAAACAGCAGAAATTGAGCAAGAGAGCAGCCGCCTACTTGAAGCGGATCGAGGCTTGCACCGACCGCAACGAGATCGAAGGCATCCGCATTGAGTTCTCCCAGGATTGCAGCGCCTACAAAATTTCCTGGGCAGACTTTATGGTTCTCTACAATGCCCAGCAGGCCAAGCGGACTGAGATCCGCAGCAAGCGATAAGGAGGAACACACAATGGAATTTACTACCATCGAAAAGCTGCAAATGAAGGTATCCGCCGGCTATGGTGCGGTTCTGAAATACGGCGACAAGGTGCTTGTAACCGATATTCACTGGAAGGGCGGCTTCACCGCGTAGGTCTACGAGTTTGTTGAGTCTCCGGAAGAGACTGGCTTGGGTGATATCGAATGCCGACTCACGCTTTGGAAAAAAGCTGATGCGACCTTCAGCGACGGCGGACACGCAATTGCTTGGTGCATTAGCCAAGTAAAATAAAAAGCAGGAGGAGTAACAGAATGCAGAGGAATACCAAAACCTACTATGCGGAACTCAGGAGGAAGCTGAAGGAAAAAGGCTTCGACACCTCCCGAACCCAAACCTGCGACGGAATGTTGAGAGTTTGGGACGGTATCCGGCTGCTGGGTGACATTGGTCCGCAGGGCGAATTTTACTGCAACTCCAATGATCTAGCCGATCCCCACCGGAAGGCTCAGATCGAGACGGTAATGCAGTGCATTGAAGAAGTCAATCGCAGCTGACCGCCTACAGCACCAGCCACGGAATGGAGCCGAGAGGCTCTGTTCCTCGTTATTCCTCGTTCTCAAACCCGGATCGCAAACGGCGCAGCAGATCCACCCGTTCCTTCTCCGGCAGCAACAGCATATAGTTTGCTAGGGTCAACGCGCTGGGGAATGTAACTCCATGCTCCAGATTAATGTAGGATCGTGCTGCCACCATCAGAAGCCTAGCCATCTCTTCCTGCGACAATCCTCTTTTAATTCGATATTGCTTCAGCTCTACAGGAAATATCTCCTGCAGGGCTTTTTTCATATTTTCTCTTCGCTTTGTGTGCATATAAGGATCTCCTTTCCTTGGATACCGAAATGCTACACCAAAGGACGAAGATCCACCATGAGTTGCAGTTCAAGTTTTTACATAAATATTTGGGAGGTGACCGCATATACGAAAACTCAAAAAATACAAGCCTACTCGCTTTATGGCGAAGGGATCTCACTACTGCAAGGAAGAGGCAGACTTTGCGGTTGCCTTCATTGAGAACCTAAAGCACACTAAAGGCACCTGGTATGACGAGCCATTTGAGCTGATCGACTGGCAGGAGCAGATCATACGAGATATCTTTGGCACCCTAAAATCCAATGGATACCGCCAGTTCAATACCGCCTACATTGAGATCCCAAAAAAGCAAGGCAAGTCCGAGCTGGCAGCCGCCGTGGCGCTTCTGCTGACCTGCGGTGACGGAGAAGAACGAGCCGAGGTTTATGGCTGTGCTGCGGATCGGAAGCAAGCCTCCATCGTCTTTGACGTGGCGGCAGATATGGTGCGACTGAACCCCACGCTCAGCCGGACGGTGAAGATTCTCGACTCGCAGAAAAAGCTGATTTATATGCCCACCGGAAGTAGCTATCAGGTGCTTTCCGCTGACGTCGCCAACAAGCACGGTTTCAACACCCACGGCGTTGTTTTTGATGAGCTGCATACCCAGCCAAACCGGAAACTCTTTGACGTTATGACCCAAGGCTCCGGTGATGCTCGTATGCAGCCTTTGTATTTCTTGATCACCACTGCCGGTGATGACACCAACTCCATCTGCTACGAAGTCCACCAAAAAGCAAAGGATATTTTGGAGGGACGCAAGATCGACCACACCTTCTATCCCGTGATCTTCGGTGCAGACGAGGCAGATGACTGGACGGACCCTAAGACCTGGAAGAAGGCAAACCCCTCCTTGGGCATTACAGTAGGGATCGACAAGGTAAAGGCAGCCTGTGAGTCTGCACAGCAGAATCCTGGTGAAGAAAACGCATTCCGGCAGCTCCGCCTTAACCAATGGGTGAAGCAGGCAGTCCGCTGGATGCCTATGGACAAATGGGACAAATGCGCTTTCCCCGTTATTGAAAAGGCGCTGGAAGGTCGTGTCTGCTATGGCGGTCTTGACCTGTCCTCCACCACCGACATCACCGCATTCGTGCTGGTATTCCCACCGGAGGACGAAGCGGACAAGTATGTAGTGCTGCCATACTTTTGGATACCGGAAGAGAATCTGCCGGTCCGTGTACGCAGAGATCACGTTCCCTACGATGTTTGGGAACGGCAGGGTTTTATGCAGACTACCGAGGGCAATGTCGTCCACTATGGCTTCATCGAGAAGTTCATCGAGCAGCTGGGTGAGAAATACAACATCCGGGAGATTGCTTTCGACCGCTGGGGCGCTGTTCAGATGGTGCAGAACTTAGAAGGTATGGGCTTCACCGTCGTTCCCTTCGGACAGGGGTTCAAGGATATGTCGCCGCCCACCAAGGAGCTGATGA